TCCAGGTATAAATGCTAATTTTATAGATATAAACAAAATTGATGATATAACAACTACAGAGTGATCTAGTACATCATTATATAATAGAACTAGATTAAATATAACATTAGAAATACCTGCTAATACAACATATAATGGCTACGCATTAATTAATGAAAAAACAAATGAACTTATATATGCTGTTAAAGAAAATTTAACTAACAATACTGAATCAACTATTGAATTTTCAGATAACATATATGTAACGCCAAAATTTATCTCTTAATGAAAAAGTTTGAAAATATAGAGACATATAAAGGAAGTGAATAAAAATGGTAAACAATGTTTTACAATATATTTATGATATAAATGGCAGTATAATAGATCAGAACTTAGGTTCTGTTAAAAAACTGTCTAATTTAGTTTCAACAATTCAAATAGTATCACCATTATCAGCTTCTCATAGTTGTTTAGCGACATTTATGTATGCTAATGGTTCTAATGATACAATATTTTTACGAATAACAACAAAAAAAGGTTCAGACGTAATAGATTCCTTCCAAGAGTATTATCAATCTTCATCAAATTATAATGTGTGGGAAATAGAGATACCTGATTATATTCTATCAAGTATATCTAAACATAGGTCAGGTAAAGTACAGATAGGATTTACATTTAGTGAATTAGTTACTTCAGTTGAAGGAATTAATTACTTAGGAACATTCGGTACTAGTTCAAGTACTACTCAAGGTGATATTCCTAGTACTGGTGAATTTTCTGAAGGCGACTATTATATTTGTAATACATATAACTTTTATAGTGACTTACTTGATGATACATTTACATATCAACAATCTGTATACTTTAGTGATTCAGATGTATGGATTACAGGAACTTCTTTTATTCAAAAATTAAATACTGCTCTAGCAATAATACCTGTGGATTTAGCTTTAAATGGATTACCTCCTCAAAATATAGATGAAAGTTTTACAGAGCAAATTATAGATAGATTAGCATATTTGGAATCAGCTTTTACAGGTTCTCTTACAGATATAGATTATATAAACTTCAATAAAGATTGGGCTGGTATACCACAAGATGGTATGTTATACTATGATAATTCAGTATATAAACAAACTTTAACATTTGTAAATACATATGAAAATGGTGAAACACAGGAAGTTAATATAGGACAAAAGCTATATACTATAGGAAAAAATAATAACGAATATTTACCAGAAGGAACTCCAGTTGCATGTCCAGGAGTTCAAGGAGACTATTTAACATATTTACCTGCAAAAGCTCTATATTCAACTCCTGAATTAAATACAATGATAGGAGTATTGACTACTAATGTTAATACAAATGAATATGGCCCAGTAGTATCATTTGGACAAATTGATATTGCTGATTTCAGATTTATCATGGAAGACACTGATGATAGTATGTTAGATTTTGGAACTAAATTATATTTATCAGTTAATCAAGCTGGTAGATATACAACAGAATTACCAACTAGACCAAATGCAGCTATATGGATAGCAACAGTATTACAATTTAATTCAAGTTCTCATAAAGGTGTAATCTTTGTAAATCCTATTAGATTGAGAATGGAAGGCGATATTAGTATAATAACATCATTTGATGAACCAGTAGGTCAAGTTGAAAATGATTTTTGGTATGATTTAAATGATTAAAGATAAGAAGGAGGTCCGCAGGAATGGATTACAGTAATTTAAAAAAAGATGAATTAATTCAACTATTAAATGAACAAAAACATTTAGCTGAAGCAATTGAAGAAAAAGATTCACAGATTCTAAGACAAGATAAAGAGATTAGAAAGCTTGAAGCTAAGTTGAAAGACCAAGAACATTTAGCTAAAGCAATTGAAGCAAAAGATAAAGAAATTATAGAATTAAAAAATTCTAAAGCTGAAACTATTTCTAAAACTAAAGCTGAAAATGATAGAATTAGAACTACATTAGAATATGAAAATCAAGATTTAAGGGATAAATTAGAAAAGATGCCAGATATTGAAAAAATGATAGATTATATGAAAAAATTAGAATCAGATAATACTTTTGTAGTCTCTCTATTAAAACAATATATGAATGCATTTAAAAGTTATCTAAAATCACAACAAGGAATTTTAGATAATACAATAGAGCTAGAAGCTCTTATAACAGAACAATTACAAAATAAAAATAAAGGAGTGAATTAACAATGGCTACAAATAGAGATTTTACATTGCGTAGACATAATGGTACAGATTATGATGCATTATTGCCTACATCCCATATGGGACAGATTTATACAGACAGTACATTAGCTACAACTCTTGGAGCCCATTTAACTGCAACATATTTGCCACTTGCACAAAAAGCCGCTGCAAATGGTGTAGCTCCATTAGATGCGAACTCAAAAGTTCCTGAAGCATATCTACCAGGTTCAGTATTTGGTGGTATGCATTTTGCAGGTATTTTGATTGAAACAACTTCAGAAGATAGTACTACTGAACTTTTACAACAAGCAAGTTCATATGCAACAGCAAACGATTTAGATAAGCTAGAAGGTATTTATTGGATTTGTAATGTTGAAGGAACTCTATCAATTGATAATGCAGACCATTCAGTTTATACAAAAGATGGACAAGTATATGGCGTTGACACTATTGATTTACACTTAGGAGATTGGGTTATTATAAATCAAGTAGATACACCATCTATATATTTTTCAATCATTTCAAATGAACAAGAATTAGCTACAAATACTGTTTATGGTTTAGTTCAATTAGCAAATGCTACAACTACAGGCAATATCTCAAATAAAGTTATTACAGAAACTGTTTTAAGTGAAATGATTGGAACAACTGCTAACAAACTTGCAGCTGGTGACCATACTCATACTGGAGTTTATCAACCTGCTGATACAGATTTAACTACTATTGCAGGTTTATCTACATCTGATGGAAACTTTATAGTTGGTAATGGAACAACTTGGACTGTAGAATCTGGAGCAGATGCTAGAGCATCATTAGGATTAACTATTGGCACAAATGTTCAAGCATATGATGCAGGTCTATCTTCAATAGCTGGTTTAACAACTACTGCAGGTAAGATTTTATATACTACAGCATCTGATACATATGCTACTGCTACTCTAACAACATATATGAGAAATTTGTTAAGCTCAGATAGTGCACAAAGTTTCCATGATAATGCACAACTTCTAATTGATAGAGATATACAAGCATATGATGCAGGATTATCAGCTATTGCAGACTTAGCAGTAACAGATGGTAATTTTATAGTTGGTAATGGTTCCACATGGGTAGTAAAATCAGGAGCAGATGCTAGAGAATCATTAGGAGTTTATTCAGCTTCTGAAGTTGATGGATTCTTTACAAATAGACCTGAAATATATTATGATACAACTACAGGCACTGGCATAGGTGACCTTATCATAGATTTAGATTAATAAGGAGGTGCTGATAGATGGCACAAAATTTAGATTTTACACTTAAGAGACACAATGGTACTGACCAGGATACTTTATATCCTACTACCACTTGGACTCAGGTTTTAAATAAACCATCAACCTACACCCCTACAGCTCATACACATACTCTGGCGGACATCAGTGATTTGTCCGCTGGTACTTTAGCCGAGGTTACTGCAGGAACAATAACAACTCAAAAGAGTTGGAGTCCTCAAATACTTAAACAAGCTATCCAAGCTCTATCAGATTTGGATACAGACACAAATAATTATCTAACAGGAGTTTCAGGTTCTGGTAATGGAACAGTAACTTTTACTAGAAGTGGTTTATCTAATTTAACTTGGGATGCTTCACATACTCATAGTTATTTACCTTTATCTGGTGGAACTTTAACAGGAACTTTAACGCTTCCTACATTAAAATTAACGCCAGATGCATCAGATACAACTGCACATAGATTAGCTGTATATGATAGTGGTACAACTTCATACGGAATGATGTTATGGAATACTAATGGTACTGCTGGTGATTGGTCTACAATGATTTATGGACCTAATCAGTCATCTAGAAGAATATCTTTTGGAAAAATAAACGGTTCTTCTTTCTTAACACATTCAGATATCTCAGAAATAGCATATTTTGACCTAGATGACAGTTCATTAAATTTAAATGGAAATATCAAAGTAGGAAACTCAAATACTTTATCTAATGAAGGTTTTGAATTAAATGGAACATCTTCAATAGGCTTAAGAGCTACAAATGCTAATGGTTATATAAGTTTAACACCTTTAAATACAGGTTGGGCTCATGTTTATACAGATAGAAGTAATTTTATTTTCAATAAACCCGTATATTCTATTGATGATAAATTTAGCTCATATGATGCAGATTTACAATTACAAAGAGCTGGAACCACTAAATTAACATTAGGTAGTGCTGGAGCATCTTTTGTAGATAATGTTACAGCACCAACATTTGTAGGAGCTCTATCAGGTAATGCATCTACGGCTTCAACAGCATCTACGGCAACAACATTGACAGGCTTAACATCGACAATAACAGAATTAAATTATGTTGATGGAGTAACTTCAGCTATACAAACACAATTAAATAACAAAGCTCCATTAGCTAGTCCTGGACTTACAGGGACACCTACTGCTCCAACAGCAACAGCTGGCACAAATACTACTCAAATTGCTACAACAGCATTTGTACAATCAGCAGTATCTAGTTTAGTATCTAGTGCACCAGAAGTATTAAATACATTAAATGAATTAGCCGCAGCATTAGGAGACGACCCTAATTTTGCTACAACTGTTGCAACAGATATTGGAACAAAAGTTTCAAAATCTGGCGATACAATGACAGGTACTTTAGTTGTTCCTACAATCGATATGGGTGCAACAGGTGTTATTAATTTTAACAAAGTTACAGGAACAGTTTCTAAAATTGTTGGTGCTTCAAATGGATTAGATTTCTATTCAGATGACCCAATTAGATTTATAGAATCAGATGCTTCAAGTGCTACTATAACTATTTCAACAAATAGTGGTAGTATAACAGCGAATTCATTTATCGGTTCATTAAGCGGAAATGCATCAACAGCTACTAAATTAGCAACAGCAAGAAGCATTGGTTTATCTGGTGATGTTAGTGGTAGCGCTAGTTTTGATGGTTCTGCAAATATTTCTATTACTGCAACTATAGCAGATGACTCACATAATCATATTATATCTAATATAGACGGATTACAAACGGCATTAGATGGAAAATCTAGTACATCTCATACACATACATTTGCATCATTAACATCTAAACCAACTACTTTAAGTGGATATGGAATAACAGATGCAATGTCAACATCTCATCCAGCTAATGGAATTACTTCTCAAAATATAACTGATTGGGGAACTACTGCAAGTACAGTATCTAGTAAATATGCTGATTGGGATACAGCTTTTAACTGGGGTAATCATGCATCTGTTGGTTATCTAACAAGTTTACCTTCTCATACATTAGCAGACCATTCAAATGTTTCAGCTACAGCACCTTCCACAGGACAGGTTTTAAAATGGAATGGAACAGCTTGGGCTCCTGGAACAGATAACAACACAACATATAGTTTAGGTTCATTTGGAGTTACAGCAACATCAACTGAATTAAATATAATGGATGGAGTTACAGCAACTACTGCAGAAATAAATACTTTAGATGGTTTTCTTGGTTCTCATTGGGATTTAAATTATGCTAAAGATTTAAGAGCTACAGGAGTTACTACAACCGAATATGATTATTTAGACGGTGTTACTTCAAATATTCAAACTCAATTAAATAGTAAAGCTGCCGGTACCCATAGTCATGGAAATATAAATTCATTAGGTGCTTTAGGTGGCAGTGCAACTACTCCTGCGTCTGGAGATTATATTGTTATGTCAGATGCTTCAGCTGGAAATGCTCACACAATTGTAAAAGGTCCTGTATTTGGTACTAATGATGGAACATTCTTGAGAAAAGATGGTTCTTGGGAAATACCAACGCCAGGGAGTACTTATACTAGTATTAAAGATTGGAGCACTTATGTCCAATTAAATGGAACAACTGCAGTAAACTTACCATTAACAGAGTATTTAAGCGGTAGTGGAGTATATGGTATTGAAGTAGGAGAAACTAGTAGTTCCGATTATGGTCGTCATATTCTTTGGTTTAGACCTTATATAAATAGTGGTAATTATGCGGTTCATTTTGTTTTTCCAAGTTGGGGAACAAGCGAATCGAGTAATATACAATTTAAAAGATTTACAGGATTTGCTTATTTAAATAACGGTCCCTATTTCCAATGTGATGATGCTTATTTTTGTAATATTTTAAACGGTTCAGCTAGTTTTTCATCAACATCCTCTATTTATATATGGAATATTTATAAGTTAGGAGCGTAGAAAAATGGTTAGAAATCTTTTATTAAATGGAAATAAAGTAGTTACCTTTACAATAAACCCGAGACCAGAAACTATAACAGTAGATATATCTGATACTAAATTTACTGAACTTACAAATAATGGGTATAATAATTATACATATGAAAATGGAAATTTTATTTTTCATACAGATAATCTTGATAAAGAAAAATTACAAATAGAATTAATGGATATACAGTCTTGGTTCGCCTCTACCGATTATATTCCTAATAAGATTATAACAGGTGAATGGTTAGAGACTGACCAGAGATGGATTGATTATTTATCACAAAGAACTATTAAACGAGCAAGGCAAGATGAAATAAATACAATTTTAAATATATAGAAAGATTTGATACCTATGGAGAAAGATTTTAAAGGGTCAAGATTATATAAATATCTTAGACCCTTCGCTTCATGGCGTTTCTTAATATCCTTTGGATTTGCATGAATGATAACTAATGGCTGGGCATATTTAATAGCATTTACACCATTAGTCAAATCTGAGTGGATTGTATGGGTGGCTAGAACTTATATTGGATTCTTATATTTACCATGGACTCCTGAAAAACTTATAACTATACCAATTGCGATATGGATTCATATAAGATTATTTAAATATGATTATAAAACTCATAAACAATTACAAGAAATGCTTCAACAAGCCAAAGAAGACTGGAAAACAGTTAAAAATAAATTTAAAAAGAAATAAATACTATACGAATGAAAAACTATTCCCTAAGGAGGAAACACACATGACAGAAAACGAATACAAAAGAAAAGAATTAAACTTTACAAGAAGTTTAGAAAGATCCAAAGAAGGAGATATCTATTATAAATCAGGAGTTAAAAATACTGATTTAAGTTGGGGCAATCCATTAAAAATTATAAAATATTTTGGTGAACCATTAATTGATATTTTAGCAGAACACAAGAATTTGTTGCAATCTCATAAACTATTACAAGAAGAAGTATTAAGCCAAAGAAAAATGATAGAAAGATTAGAAAAAAGAGTTAATGACCTAGAACTCTTCAATCTAGATTAGGAGGTCAGTGAATAACATGAAAGAATTTATATTAGGAGCAATTAAGAAAATTGCAAATATCTTATTAGTAATTAGTATTATATCAGCAGCATCAAGTTTAATTTTAACATTAATTCCTGAACTAGTTGATAGTATTGGGTTAAATATGACTCAAGAAAATCTTGGTTGGTTAACAGGCGTATTAGGTATGGTAGCATCAGCAGGTGGGATTGCTAAACATAGTTCAACTGTATTAACAAAAGTTACTGCATTAAATAAATCTGATATGGAAAGAAAACTTCAATATCAAAATGAAAGACATCAAGAAGAAATTAATTCCATTAGAAGTCAACATTCTGAAGAATTAGTTATATTTACAGATACAGTTAATGAATTAGTAGATGAAGTTAAATCATTAAGAACAGAAAATCAGAAAATCTTAGAAGTTAATGCTATTACAGCTAAGAGAAATATAACATCTAATTTAGTATCAGATGAGGATAAAGAATTATATAAGAAATTTTTATCAAATATCGAAAATGACAAACCTTCTAATTTAAAGAATGTCTACACAAGTATTAAGAATATAGTAGAAACAATTATTGAAAAAGTCGAAGAAGATAAAGAAGAAGATTTAATTGAACAAAAATTAACAGAAAAAGAGGTGTAAGATACTATGAAATTTTATCAAAAATTAATCTTAACTCTTTTAAAAATACTGGGATATGGTATAACCTTCATATTTCCCGTATATATGCTTATTAATAAGTTATTTATCGGTCAAGAAACAAAAGCAATCATTAATTTTAGTATGGCATTTGCTTTACTAGGAATCTTCTTAGTATGGATACTATGGTTAAGACGAATCTATTATAGAAAATTAGATGCTATTGCAACAGTTGAAGAAATGGGACAAAACACTCAAACTAATTTTGTTATGGCACGCATTTTAAAAACTATCGAATATGTTGCACCATTTGGATTTATCGCTTTATTTATGAAAGGTTTAACATATATACAAATTAAACCTCATGCTGTATTTGTTCAGATTCTTTACTATTTTGGAGCAGGATTCTTAATTTTAGTTCTTCACGATTATTTAAAAAATCAGTGGATTAATGAAATGATTATAAGAAAAGCAAATCAATTAGATGATGCTAAAAATAAAATGAGACAACGACAAGAAATAAAAATATCAAGACGATAAAATAAAAGATAACCATTATTGGTTATCTTTTTCCTTATTCTCTAATTCCATTTTTGGAACTGGTATGTCTAAAAAGTTAAATATAATTTCTAATCTTTCCGTTGTTGCTACAATTCTAGATTTATGTGCCACTCCACCTGCGAACCATCCTGTTAAGATATTTGATAGAAGCATAGCCAGAGTGAATATAATCATACCTATAATGGTTAAAGGATTAATTATATCTTTGAATACTAAGATACTCCATATAGCACTAGCTATCATTGATGCAAATACGAATATCAATTTAGAAAAAATTTGTTTTCCTAAATGATTTCTATTTAACATACTACGTTTAGCTTTATATTTCATAGTACCATTTATAATTTCGGATACAGTAATTTCAGGATACTTTAAGCGTCTGAATCTTAGATTATTTTCAATCCATTCATCGCTTAAAAATAACATAAATTTATCTTCTTTTTTCTTATATCGTTTGGTTCTCCATCCCCACTTATCTTCTGGGAGTTGAGTTAATTCCTTAGCAACTTTTTTGGGAACTTTTCGCAATAAATTTTCTAATTTAGCTTGAAACTTATTCTTCCAAGTATCTTTCTTATTTCCAAAATCTATATCATTGATATAAGTTCTAAATCTGTTTCCTATTAATTTACTTCTATTTTTTTGTATACTACCATTAAGAAAATTATATTCAGCTTCTCTTAATTCTAAAAATGTATATCTAAGTATAGCTGTTGCTAAATATGCTGAGAAATACATTGCTGATGTTATTCCCTGCTCTATCCAGAAGTTAGCTGTTCTAACCTCTGACCAGTCTGTATCGAATACAAATATCTGAAATAGACCTAGTATCGCAACGATTGCAATATAGATAAAGATTGAGAATATAATTAAACTTACATTTTTTTGTTTACTTTGATTCATTATATCACTCCTATACTAGAGGAACAAATTCTGCATAATGTGAGTTATATACAACACCACATCCCAAAACTGGCTTCTCTCTATTATTTAATCCATAATCAAATACAGGTGCCTTTAGATCTACTAAGCAACCTACATTTAGTGCGAAATTTGTTTCGATTCCATTATTTGAGAATTGCACTCCAGCAAATGAATGAGTGTGACCAATAACTGTACTCATGCGTTTAGTTCTTAACATAGTCATTGCTGCATTTTGACCACTAGTACCTGTTCCATGATGATAACATACATTATCAATTATAAACTGATTCTCAATATTCCAGGTAGAAGGTAGTTCAAAAACTCGTCTAAATTCATCTTTTAAATTTCCAACAAATCCATCATTTACATTTGCAGTCAAACGAGCATCATGATTTCCTAATACATAATTAACATACGGAAATTCATTTTCAAATAATTTTTTAGATTTCATTGCGGCTTTGTATTCTTCTGTTGGTCCCATTACATTATAATCTTTTATATATTTTCTCGATCTCCAATAGTTGTCAAAGAAATCTCCAATTATAACAATATCTGTAACTCCTCTTGTCTGGAATGTATTTGATAAGAAATCTAATGCTTTCTTATTATGCCAAGGTATATGTAGATCTGGAATAATTCCGACAACATGTATACCCTTAGGTTTATTTTCTTTTGGTAATTGATATATTTTAATTCCTTCATTAGTTAAGTCTAACCATTTATCATATTCTTTTTTCATATTAATTCTCCTTTATGATTTGAAGACCATCAACTGTTTCAATCTCTTTATTTTTATAACTCCATTTAACATTATAAGCCATCCCGCCATTATTTGCATAAAAACCTGATTGACGAGCAGCTCTCGATATATTTGTTAAAGGACTACTTTTAAATTCTTTATAGTTTTCTCTAATATAATCTTTTGCATCGTTTACAGAATCAAATTCTTTTACTTCACCTTTTGGAAAAATTCCAACTAATACTTCATTATTTGTTTTATGACCACTATGTTTAGATTTAGCAATATTTCCCTTAGTAGACTCTACTGAATGTGTATAAGTATTTTTAGGTGTATATACTTTTTCCTCATTAACTTCAATTTCTAATTCAGGTTCATCTTTATATTTTCTATTTTGAAGTTTATTTAATGTTCTTTCACCTTTGAGATTAATTTTAAATTCTTTCTTCTTTTTAGGTTCTGTAATTTTTCTTTTAACAGATGGTTCATACTTTTCTTTTAATTCTAAGTATTTATTTTTCCAATATTGACGAGTCTTATTCATTTCAACATAATCTCTGTAAGCTTTATCTAGCATAATCTGTAAGTCGCCTATTTCTGCGCTGCCCATTGCTTCATAACTCATTGATTCATGTAACTTCTTATCTAATATTGAAACTTCCATATCTAAGTCTGTTATAATTTTAACTAAAGTTTCTGTATTTAATGCATATAAATTATTCATATTATTACCCTTCCTGGTTTATGAAGTTTTCCTTCTTCTATAATTAATTGTTTTAATCTTTGATTTCACTTTTTTCTTTTAAATTTTTACCTCTACCCGCACCAAATTTATGTAATCTTATACTACTACCTTCTATCGGGTGTTCTACTTTATAAACATTGTTAAATAATGTTTCTTCATATTCAATATCTCCATCATCGAATAAACCTTTTTGATGTCGAATAACATGATTAAGTTTTATATATTTTGTATTTACTAAGAAATTAAAGATACTATCTACATCAGCATCATAAATATTTAGTGTTAAAATATCTTCATCATAAAATTCAACATTAACGTTTTCAACAAATTTTCTTTCTTCTTCTTTAAATACATTAGCTTTATATTGATTTTGTTTTACTAATTCTAATTGAGAATATCTTTCGTCATCCATCAACTCTAATTTATATTTTTTATTTTCCATTTTTATACACTTCCTTTCTTGTAAAAGTTCCAAATTTATATCTTGTTGCTAAATAATTCACTCTTACTTTATTTACGTTTACTCGTATATTTGCAATTCTCACTCGATTATCTACGGTTATAGTTGATTTAATTAAAGTATTAGTATCTAAATTGATTCTAAATACTTCTTCTTTATCTGTTATTAAATACATTAGATTAGTATTATAATCTGACTCACCTGTTGCTTTTTCTACATCTATATAATAGATTTCATTATTTTCATTGTATCCAAAATCTTCAAATAAATCGATTACTAGTTCTTTAAAGAATAACACTAAAATTGTATCCGTAAAAGTTTTTAGTTCTATTCTAGTTTCTTTCTCATCGAATTTTCTTAATAGATACATATAATTAAATCCTAAATTTGCTAGATACTCGATAGTATCTTCAATACTATAAAACTTCAAATTATTTGTTATTGTTTTACCGTTACTTTGTATAACGATACTAGTTACTTTATCATTCATATTATTTTCTCCTTTCTGTAAGAGAGTGAAACGTCCAGTGGACGTCCACTCTAAACTAGCTCCGTTGGAAATTCCCAATGAAATCCACCAGCTGTTTTTTGTGTTTGATTTGGGTTTGCCGCTCTAGATACTGAGTTAATGCTTTTGATGTTATATTGAATTGCAGCTTCTCTAGCGGAATTAAATATTTCTTTAGTTTCAATACATCTAACTTTTTTACTATGAGCTAAACCTACAGCTCTTTTATGCTCTTTTGTTAATTTTCCTTTTAAACCAGTGGTAATAGCGTGATCTATATTTTCTTCATGTGTCACCCATTCTAAATTAGATACATGATTATTTGTTTTATTTCCATCTTTATGATTAATAGAATAACCATGGTATGTTTTTTGATTTACATATTTCCAATCAAGTGGTTTTATTAGAAATGCGTTTGCGACTAATCTATGTACTCTATACGTTTTTGAGTTTAATCTAATAGTAAGATATCCTTGAGGGTTGATAAATTGTTTTAGTACTTTACCTTTTTTAAGATATTTAAAATTAGAATATTGATTTGATGCTTTAATGTAAGAATCAATGCTCCTAACTTTACCATAGTTAGACACTTCATAATTATCGTTTATTTGTTTCCAATATTCCATAATACAGCTCACCCTATTCAAATTTATAAAACTTTAATTGTTGTGGTGCATTAGTATCTTGGTTCAATCCAAAATATTCACCTGTAGTTTTATTTTTCATACATTTATACTCTTGATCTCCTACCATGAAATGTTCATATAGATTAATTGGTCCAGTTCCATTCCACCATTTAATTTCAAAATCGTTAACAGTCGACGTCGAGTTTTGTTGAGTTTCCTGTTTATAAGATTCTTGTCTTTTAGTTGCACTCTCGACTTCCTCTGCTGATGCAACAGACGTATCTACACCAATACCAAGATTAGCTAAGGCCCTTCCCCAACAACTTGTTTCACAATTTTCTATCATTGATGTTGAGTTCACCTTTTTATAATCATCAGTATAAATTTCTTCCGCTAAACCTGTTGCTACTACACGGTCATTTTCATCTTTTATAATTGCTTTCATAAGCACTCTTTCAGGTTGTATATCTACTATTTCAGTAATCATACTATAATTGTTGTATTTCTCATTATTTCTAAATTCTTTAATTCTTTCATTGACTGGAATGTACAACTTACCTTTTATATTCATTGCTTCCATTATTTTTCATCCTTTCTTTCTTTTGAGTTAAAATAGTAATACATTTCTTCATAATTTACTTCTTCTTTTGTTTCTAATTCTAATGCATATTCTGTTTTCATATATTTTATCCTTTCCGTTTTAACGACTTTCGTGTCGATATTTTTTATAAATATAATTAATTGTTAGAATTGGTTTAAACTTTAAACTTTTAAAATTTATAAAAGATTGTTCCCAGAAACTCTAATTGAGTCTGCAACCGGACGTAACTGGACGTCCTATAAATCTTCATCATCATAATTTCCGGTATCTCTTAAAATTCTTAGCCATTCTAATTCTCTTAATGCTTCTCTAAATTCTTTCATATCAACATGTCTATCATCTATCAATAGTTGTTCATATTCTCTACATTGATCTTTTAATTCTTGTATCTTATCTTCTAATTCTTCATAATCTTTAATGTCTCGCCATATTTCTTTCATTAGAAACCATATCCTTCCCAGTCTTCATCTTCCCAAGGTGCTAATTCAGTTATATCTTCAATTTCATTTTCTAATCGCTCATCGATTATATCATCTTGTGTACTATCAATTAAATCATCTATATAACTTTGCACCACTAATAGTTTTTGTACTTCCATACTATTTCTTCCAATAGTTGCAATTCTCATATCTAACTCTGTCTTTGCTCTTATACTCGTTAACAATACAAGTATATCTTCATTTGTATATTCTTTCATATTATATCATATCCTTTCTATATACTTTATATCCCATATTCATTAGTGTTATAACTTCATCTGATGTTACATTTTCTATAAACTCTATCATATCATCTTTAATCAATAAATCAATATCTAAATCTTGGTCTGGATATTTCTTATCTAAGAACTCTTTCAATTCATCTTTTGATTTGAATATAAGAAAATTAGATAAGTATATATCTTCTATCACTTTTTTCTCAAACAACATTTTTAATCATCCTTTCATAAGTTATTGTTTATAGGTTGAAATCATTTTTTTTTTTCAATTATAAAAGATTGTTCCCAGAAACCCTAATCGAGTTTTTAACTGGACGTCCACTGGACGTTTTATAAGTTATAATTAATTGTTTATAGTTTGTCTTTGATTTTTTGAATCATATAATGTGGCATAATATCTTTATCAGATAGAACTCCTACAATTTCGTTTAAAACATATTTCAAGTCCTTAATTTCTTGTTCCAACTGTTCCTTAGTTTTTTCAACTGTATCTGAAATATCATTTAGTATGATTTCATAACCACTTATCTTTGGGATCATACCTTGACTCAATCTTTCTTCGATGAAGTTTAATTTTCCCCTTGAAAGTTTACCAAGTTTATCTTCAAAATCTAAATAGTCATCTGATTCGTCTATTAATGTACTATCTTTAATCAAAGAGTATTTCTTTTTTATTGAAACGTCCACTGGACGTCCACTTTCATTTTGACTAATTTGTTGAGTTTCTGTGTTTTCATTAACAATTCGTCTAACAGTTCTTACTGAGACTCCATACTTCTCTGCAATTACTTTTTGTTTAGCTCCATCATTAAACATATTTACTATTTCTTCGTTTCTAGTATCTTTACTCATTTAACTCATCCTTTCTTATTTAAGTATAATAGATTGTTAGCACTGGTTTAAACTTTAAAGGTTTAAAGTTATCGACTACTATAATTAATTGTTTTCTAATTGTACACAAATTGAAAAAAACGACCGGTTATATTTAAGAATGGCTAAACTATTGATAAAACTATAAAACCCGGACGGTTTTCTTAAAAATTTAATTACCAAATAACAATAAATTATAGCAATAGAAACCCAAGTAATTAAGATATCTTGGTGCCTGGAATATAGGAGCTCTCACACTCTCTCTCCTATGTTTCTGTCTTAAATGACAAAGGTTTTCTTAAAGAGAGTGGATTAGAAGAGATTAAGTATACTATTATAACTATTTAACTTAAAAGATAATATAAATTGTATATATAAAAGAATTATAAATATATAAAATATATAATTAAATTAAGAATATAAAATATAAAGATATAAAAATAAATATAAACGGTCAAAAATTTGGATTCGATAGTTATGAAATAACAATTAATTATAGGAGATAAAACCCTATATAAAAGACTTAGGAGACCTTTAAAACAACCTAAGCTTACATAAAATCCTGGACAAGATTTAAAACTGTCCTATCCTTTCTTAATGATGGAGGTGGTCTAATGAAAAAGAAAGATATATTCCAAATTCTTGCTTATACAGATGAACCAATGGAATTATATAAAATTCAAAAAGAAACTCATTTAGTAGAAGCAATTGATACAATAGAGAGATATGTTAGGTCATCAAGAGAATATAAAGGATGGATACAATCTAAAAAATATAAACATAATCAAACAGTATGTAAAGCATTAGATATAGATGTATCAGAGTATAAATCAATCCCTATTGAACAGGACCACTATCCAATAACCTTATGGGATATAGTTTGGATAGTAGGTTTATATATGATAGACCAATTAGAAGATGATGAATATTTAACAACATTTGATATTGCATCTCAGGTTATAAGAGAACATTTAGATGATCAACATATAGCAACAGTATCATTAACAATTACTCATCATCAAATGAGACATCAAGACTTACAAAAAGTTAAAAAAGAAGATATACACGGTGATTATGAATCATTTATGAATAAATATAAAGAGTATATACCAGAACCTGTTCAAAAGAGGATAGATTATAATCTAACCGAAGTAATAGAATAAAGGGGACGTCCCAAGGGACATTTCTTATTATTTCAGTGGTACGTATGAGACCCAACTGAAAGGAGATGAAACAATGGCAAAACGAGAAATATGGAAAGATATTGAAAATTATGATACATATATGATATCCACTTATGGTAGAGTTAAAAGTAAACCTAAAGAATGGATAGCAGGTAATAGTGTTAAACGAAAGCACTATGGTAAAATTTTAAAATTACAAAATAATGTTCAAGGGTATAAGACAATTAGATTATATAAAGAACAAAAAGGTAAATCTTTCAGAATTCATAGATTAGTAGCAGAAGCTTTTATATCTAAACCAAGTGACTATAATGAAATGAAAGAATTATCATATCATGGATATACAGTTAATCACAAAGATGGAAATAAAGAGAATAATCATGTTGATAATTTAGAATGGATGACAAATAGACAGAATATTCAACATTCTTATGATACAGGTTTAAATGAAAAGAATAGAGAAAAAACTAGAAATCTAAGAGCTAGAAAAGTTATTATTTATAAAGATAACCAAGAATTAAAATTTGATTATATAAAAGATGCAGCTGATTTTTTAGATTGTCATAGTTCAACAATTTCTAGAACTATAAAGAAAAATATTTTATATAATGGTATATGGGGTATTAAATATGGCTAGACGAGGTAGAAAATCACAGTATCATGAAAAGGTTGAACAACATCTAGACCTTGTAAAAAAACTTCGCATAGATGGTTTAACGGAAGAATTAATTGCTAAACGATTAGGTGTATCATATAGAAGTTTTATGGAATATAAAAACAAATATCCTCAATTGTCTCAGACTTTAAAAGAATCATCAGAAGATTTATTGGCTGAATTAGAAAATACACTCTTTAAAGAAGCACTAGGAAATAGAAATAAACCAGATACTATAGAAGAAATAGAAGAATATGATTATAGAACTGGTAAGATGAATGTAGTTAAAAGAACTAAAAAATATTCAAATAAACCTAATATAACATCTTTAATCTTTGCTCTTAAAAATTTAAATAGTGATAAATGGAAAGATAGACATGAATCAACCTTTACAGAACTACAATCAGCTCTTGACAATTTCAAATTAGTATCTGATGAATTAGAGAAGAATTTAAATGAAGAAGATAAATAATTTCAGATATATAGGAACTCCTAAAGCTTCTAAATGGATAAAGAAAACTTTAACTCATAGATTCAATATGCTAATGGGACCAGTTAGAAGTTCTAAGGACTATAATGCTACAATCGCATTTGTTGAACAAGTTAAGAGAGCTGATTATGACTTATTTATGATAGGTGCTGTAGATGTTAAAAACTCTGTTCGTATCATAGGTAGATATATACTTGATTATTTAGGTGGTTTAGCTAGGAAAGTTAACTATATGGAAGCACCTGCAATACAATTCCCTTATAATGGAATGATGAAAACAATCATATTCGCAGGTGGTAAAAATAATGGTTCAGATGTAGGTATTCAAGGTTTAACCCTTCACAGTATATATTTAACGGAAATCAATTTACTTAATGAAGACTTTATCAATCAAGCAATTAAGAGAACCTCATCATTTAAAGATGCAAAGATATTTGGAACAATGAATCCAAAAGGTCAGAGACATTTCTTTAGAATTAAATTTTTAAATATATGGGAAAAGTATCATAATGAACATCCAGAAAAAAAATGGTTAAATTTTGAAAGATTTACTTTATATGATAACCCTGTATTAGATGATGAAATGATTGATATGATTAAATCATCATATGACCCTACTTCAGTAGCATATAAAAGAGATATAGAAGGATTAGAAACAGACCCTGAAGGAGCTTTATATACCATCAGAGACTATAACATATTAGAACAAATAAACTTCAGAGACTATAACAGATATGTCACCGTTATGGATTCAGCAGATGATAGGTCCGCTACAGTTTTTCTATTAGGAGGTATTCGATTCAATACTGAAAAGAATCAGAATGAATTATATATACTAAGGGAATACTTTCATATAAACAATACAAATGATATTCAAAAGAAAACAACTCAACAACGAATAGATGATTATGTAGTCTTTATACAAGAATCTATTGAATTATTTAATGGTAAACACCCTGAGTTAATTTTATTCGATAATAACTCTGAAGAATTTTTTAGGAATCTTAGACAATCATTAAGACAAAATAATCTAGGACAACATACTCCTAAGAGAGTTGCTAAAGATACTGAAGAAGAAAGAATATATAAAATGCAATCATGGTTATATCAAGGTAAATTAAGAATATATAAACATTTAACTCACACTATAGAAGATTTTAGAAATGCAGTATATGATGAAAAAGTATATGAGCGAACTGGTAAGATACAGATGAAAAATGATTATACAGAACAAGGACACATGGATTGTGTCGATGCAACATCCTATATAGTGAAATACTATACAGGTATTATAAAATAACTTATAACCCGTAAGGGATAAGAATATAAATCATTCAGTGGCTATAAGGCCCAACTGGGAAGGAGATTTAAATTATGGAACAAGAAAACCAAACAATCGAGCAAGTTAATGAACCTACAGAAAAAGTAGTAAGTAATGAACAAGTTCAAGCTCAAACAGAAGAGTTCAAAGCACCATCTAGTAAAGAGGAATTAGAGCAATTGACACAGGCAGCCATCAATAGAGCTAAAACCGAAATGCTTAAAGATTTAGGTGTTAAATCTGTGAAAGAATTCAAGGATTTTAAAAACGAAATCGAAACTAAATATACTCAGTATGATTCTCTATTAAAAGAAAAAGACGAATATGCAAGCAAATATGAAAGCTTGGTTAATGAAAATATAACATTAAAACGACAACAAGTCTTAAACAAACTAAATATTCAAGATGAATATAAAGAGGATTTAACTAAACTAGCATTAGATCACGTTTCTGAATCTAAGAATTTCGAACAAGTATTAACTGAGATGGTTAACAGTAAATATAAATATGCTGTAACAGGAACATCTCAAATTAAGATGGGAACATCTAAAACCGAAACACAACCAAATCAAACATATAGCCCAGAAGTACTTAAACGTATGCCTTGGTTAAAAAATTAAAAAAAAAATAAAAAGGAGAAATTTATATTATGGCATTTTCAAATGGTTTCAATGGTGATTATACATCACTTAATACAATTTTAAAAACTTTAGAAGCAAAATCTTACATCATTCCTGGTGTAACAGCAAACGCAGATTTAACAGTAACAGCAAATGGAGAAGTAGCATTTTTCTATACTGATGGTGCATCTAACAATGGTACTGGTACAGTTGGTGCTCAATTAACATACGTATCAAGCGGAGTTAACAGACATGATATTTCATTAACAAATGCATTAACAATTAAAGATGTTATTCCTAATGTTAATGCATCAACAGTTAGTGGAGATGTAATTGCAGTTAAAGTAGCTAATGAAGCTCTTCGTAGAATGAATTCATGGCATGCTGCTGCTGCAACAGCTCTTGAAACGTCAGCATCAGCTAAAACTTATACAGCACTATCTACAACTAATTTAGCATATGATGTTATCGTAGATGCTATTCAAGCATTTAAAACAGCTAACAAGGCTCAAGGTTTAGCTCCTACAGCTGTATTAGTTAGTCCATCTTTCAAAGGTAAACTTTTAAAAGATGATCGTTATACAAGAACAGCTCCTCTTTCTAACATGGTTTTAGAAGACGGACAAGTAAGAAAAATTAATGGTGCTATGATTATCGAATGTGCTGATTTAGGTACGTATGATTTCATAGTTATGCATGCAAATGGTTTTGCAGCTCCAATTAACATTAACTCATTAGTAGTTACAGATGGTACAGCAGCTGGTCAATTTATATACGCCTAACTGGGTGGCCAGTAAATTAAATTATTTACATATCAAGTAATGTTATATATGCAGCCTATATGGTGGTAAGTAAAATATACGTATATAGCATCGGGGAACTTACAAGAATCCCGAGAAAGTGAGATAATATGAATAAAAACAAACAAGAGTGGAAAAAACTCGAAGAAACTAAATTTATGTATGAACTAAATATCAAAGGTCAATTAAGAAATGTTAAAAGTAAAAAGATTAAACAACCTAAAGGAAATAAACATAATGTGATTATAAATAAAGAAAATATATATCTTGGAACTATTCCATATTTAACTTGGAAATATTTTAAAGGTGAAATAACTCATGAAATGATATTAAAAGGTTGGAATAAATTAAACAAATACTATCCTGAATTTGAAGGTCATTATTTTGTTAATGATAAAGGTCAGGTATTTAATTATCTAACTCAACACTTTTATGAATGGGATAAATCAGGTAGATATATAAAAATATCACATGATACTAAAGCAATTTATCAACATATACTTTTAGCAAGAATGTTTTTAAGAATACCAAATAAATATAAAGATTTAACCTTTGACCAATTACAAGTTCATCATAAAGATGAAAATAAACATAACAATCATATATCTAATTTAGAGTGGATAACTTTAGAAGAGCATTCTAAATTACATGTACAAAGAGACCCTATATCAGGGCAATTCATTTAACTTTTGTAGAGACTATCCCGTATGGGAGTAGAGCTGTTATTGATACACAGTTCGAAATATTTAAACCTTTATATAAGGTAAGATATAGTCCGGAATGTACCCAGGTGGAACAATCATCGGTGGTGAAATGGGTTATGGATTCAAAGTTGTTCAACCAGATCCAACAGGTTCAACAAGTGATACAACAGCTATCGCTTATGATAAATCATTAACAACTACTGGATATTTAGTAGCTGGTTATACAGAAGCAGCATAAGATTATAAATATATAATTTAAGGGAGAGAATTATCTCTCCCTTATTTTTTAAGGGAGAGGTGATTAAATGGAATATAATACTTCATATATCTTTCAATATAGCGATGACGGCGATTTAGTATATTTTATAGTAAATGTTAATCAACTATTTAACATAAATCTATCCTATCCTGGTGTACTCACAGCAATTAAAAAAGCTTTTGATGAAAGTAAACGTTATATACCGTTTAAAACAGGTCTATTAAAGAAAAGTTATAGTATGAAGCGAATTAACAATGATAGTATAATGATATTCTTTGATCCTGCTAAGTTATTAGGTAAAAAGAGATTAGGAAAAATGAATAAAACATATTATGCTAAATATTTAAAAGAACATACTAAGACTTTTAATTGGCTTGATATTATAATGAAAAATTTCTATGATAGATTGCTAAGATTAATAAGAATAATTGAAAAGAAATCTAAGAAAAATAATACGTTGGGAAATTTAACCACAGCGGCTGCCATATTATTCTATTCAGATTTTTTAAAAAAATATAAAGAAAAATTGGAAGCTTTTAAAAAAGAACAAAGGAGTGTGTAAACATTGAAAAATCCAGAAAAATTTGCTTTTTTAAATAAGAAGAATTATATATCATATTGTAAAGATACAGATGATGTTAAAAAAGCACAAGAATATAAAATATGGTATGAAGGTAACATTAACAAAATACTAGAGTATTATAAAACAAACAAAGATCGTATAGGAAGAAATACATTATATTATACTCCTTCATTTATGAAACTAGCACCTACAGGCGATTCGGTAAATATAGGTGGTGGAGTTCAAATAAATAATTTTACAGTATATCATAATCCACTTCCAAATATAATTTCTAGAGCGATGTCTAATCTATTATTTTCAACAACACCTAAAGTATCAATTTCAACTAAAAATAAAAATAGAACCGAAGTATATCAAGAAATTTTAGATATGACACTTAGAGAAAATAATATAGGTAGTCTATTACAGAAATCAGCTGAACTTGAGAGTTATAGTGGTAGTTTAGCATTTAAACCTATCCTAGATACAGATTTCTCGGACTATCCAATTCTACAAGTATACAGTAAAGAGGATTTTATTCTAAACAAACAATATGATAAAATAGTTAGTATTGTATTTAAGGATTCATATATTGTAGATAAAAACATATATACATTGTTATCTGAATATGGTTATGGTTATATTAAATACAAACTGATTGATGATAAAGATAAAGAAGTTCCTCTTGATACTTTAAGTGAAACTAGTGGGTTAATTGATTTAGTATTCGTAGATCAAGAAGGTAATCAATTAAATCAAATGCTTGCAATATATAAAGAAAATAGACCAGGCGCAAAATCTGATTATGAGAATAGTATAGATGATTTCAATGCAATAGATGAAGCTTATTCTAACATGATGAATTATATTAGAAAAACAGCTCCAAAAAGAGTTGTTAGCGAATCTACACTAAAACAAACGGAAGACGGAAGTCCAATTATACCTTCTGTATATGATAGTGATCTTATCATTAGATGGGATAACAATCCAAGCCCTGATGCTAAAGAAGTAAATGAATTACAACAAACTACTGATATAAATAATAGTATACAAGGATATATCTCAACAATGGCTGAAATTCAAAAATCTATTGCAAGAACTGTTGGCTTATCAATTAAAACGATTATGGCTGAAGATATGGCTGGCGCTAATTCTAGTGGTGATGCTTTATCAATAAGAGAAAATATAGATTTAAAAACAAGAGATAATAAGCTTATATCATGGAAAGAGACATTACTATCATTATTTAAATTACTTCTTATATTGAATACTAGAGAAGTTGTAAACAATGTTGTTAATGTTAATACTTTAAATGAGGTAGATTTAAATATAGAATTCTATAATCCTGCCACCCCTACATTTGAACAAGAAGTTCAAGAAGTGAGAGAATTAATCGATGCAGGTTTAATTGATCATTTAGGTGGATTAATGAGATTATGGGTTAATTCAGGATTAAAATCGGAAGAAGAAGTCTTGGAGATGTATGCTAAACTTCAAGGAGAAGTTAAAACAGAGCAACAAATAGTTAATCAAGAAATAAATAATGAAAATGAAGAATCTGATATGGATAATGATGATTCAGAAGATATGGAGGATGAAGAAGATGTTCAATAGTTCATATACACCTTCAAGTTATACTGATACATATGCATCATGGGACAATTTTATGAATTGGTGGGTAGTTAGTGAAGACTACTATCTATTAAAACTAGGTGTATCTTTATCAGAAATGTATAATACAGAAGCACAAGCAACAGTAATTAGAAACTGGGTTGCACAATTTAGCAAAGATTATATTGGACAATATATAGGTTCAACTGCACAATTACAATTAGAATATCTTACAGTTAAAAATCCAGAATATAGAAAAGCAATTATGGATCTACAAGTTGAAATAATGAGATCAACTCTATTCGTTGGGGGTTTACAAGAAATGATGAAAGTCAGAGATAGAATTAATGATGTAGCACCTTCAGTTAAAATCTTAGCTTATGGTAGAAATTTATTTGCTAGATACTATCATCTACCTTCTTATATTAGAGAAGACTATTTAACTGAGAGAGCAACATGGTAGGAGGTACATATGAATATTTATGATATACCTTCAAAAACAGAAACTAATATAGGTTACTATGTAGAATTAAATAAAGCAGATACAGTAGATGATGTAAATACTTATTCAGACCCAGTAGAATTTAGATTTGAATATGTATATAAGGAAGTAAATACTCAATATCCAACTAATGGATTAAAAACAACTATGAATCAAACTCAAATGATTAGAACTTCAGATACAGGATTGCCATTTAAAATAGATGATGTTATACTTATCCCAGGATATACTAGAAAAGTTAAACTATCAGGATTTAGTGAATTTGATGGTGGTGCATGGAAGGTATCAAATATACGAGATGAGTTTATGGAAGATAGAATTATAGCTCAATGGCCATTTGATACACTATCAATAAAAGAACAGAATTCTAAGAAAATTATAACACTAGGCTAAAAATATGACTGAAAAAGAATTATTCTTAAGAATCAATGAAATGGCAATGCAAGCTAGAGCTATAGCAATGAGTCAAGCACCTATTAAAACTGGTAGAATGATGAGAAGTATACAAATAGTTAATTATCCAGATGGATTTGGAATTAAAGTTCCAGAGAGTATAGATTATTTTGAATATACGGATGATTTAGATACATTAAATAATCCTTCAGAAAAACAAATGGCTAACGCAGGTTGGTTTAGCGAACGAACTTTTAATTTAATAAGTAACATGTTAGCCGCACGTTTACAATCAACTTCTAGAAAAATAGAATAGAGGTGAATACAATATGGCAATAACAAGATTACCAAATATAAATGATGTAGCAAGTATTATAGAAAACAGTTTAAACAATATATCAGCAGCATTACAAGCAAGCTCAGATATAAGTACCGAAATAGTATTTAAAATTACTCCAGAGATATCAGTATATGATGAAATGCAAACATCATTAGATTCAGACGATAATGAAGTAAGATATACACCAGGCTTATTACAATCATTGGGAAACTTCGATATGACACAAGATGTAAACTATACAAGTATTTTAGAATCATTTGTATTAGATATATATGGATATGAAGATGATAGAGAAGATTTTAAAACCATTATGGATGAGTATATCTTTCAAAGATCACATACAGGAGATTCTACACAATCAAGCAATATCATATTTGATTATATAGGATATAGAACTAATTATACAGTAAGCAAACCTATCATAGTTGGTCATATTAATAGCCAAGATGGTTCAGGAATTGATAGATTCTTATCAAGCAATAGTTTTATGTTTACATTTGAAGATGGTGGAATATCTTATAATGATACAACATTAGAAATAGATGGAACAGAAGTTCCTTATTTGACATATCAAGTAAGTCCTACAAATAGTGCAGTATCAGCAACATGGTTAAATGAAGATTTAACAAAAAATATAACAATCGGAAGTTCTTTTACAATACAAATAGATTTACCCGTATTAAGCTCTAATGCAAAAATAGTATCTCTATTAGCAGAAGCAAAAGGGTTAACAAATAATACTACAAATACAATTAATACAACTCATACAATAGAATTTTCAGATAGTATAACGACTGAAACATATAATTGCATAATTAGTCAAGCGCCTTATGGCGTTCAATATGGTGGAACAGAAGGATTTAGTTTAACATTTGTTCCTTATAAAAGTGGTGTATTATAATGGCTGTTAATGAAATTAGAGTAGTATTAACTGGAGAACAAGGAGAAAGCTTAACAGGCCAGAATCAATCTCAAAGAAGTAGTATAAATGGATCATTAGCGACAGGTGCTTTGTTAGGTGCAGGAACCAGACAATTATCTCCTGTAATGTCTTCATCAGATGTTGGTCCTATCGGATTAAATAATACTTTCAGGGCTCAACAAAGAGGTTTAGCCTGGAGAAATATAACTAAAAATTTTAAGCCAGGAGATCTACGATTAGACAGAATGGCAGGAGTTCAAATGGGGTTAGCAAATTTAGGACCATCTTCAGATTCAATGATAGGTAAAGCCGGTATGGCTGGAGCTAGATATGTTAAAGGTATGCTATCAGGTAATGTAAGAGCATATGCAGGAACAATAACAACGGGACTTCAAATAGCTAATCTAACTTGGGATATTAAACAACATAATGCAAGTATTGCTGGTAATACTCATAAAGCAGCCATACTATCAAATAAACAAAATTTAGTAAATGATTTATCAGGTGTAGCAATAGCAACTGCTATTAATCCTATGGCAGGAATAGGAATGTTGGCAATGACAGCATATAGAAAAGTTATGCAACACGATCAATATATAAATGATATGAAAATACAATCTAGTGAGTCTGCATATTATAGAGAAAGAATTGCTAGAACCATAACATCAGGAAGGGTGAGCGTTTAATGAGATACACACAACATTGGGAAGTATCAAATAATGAGTATTGGAATGCACAAGATCCTTCTAATAGACAAACAATTATATATGACGATCTTAGTTATCCTTTTCTACTTCCAAGTAATTATGACTTAGGTTATGCTGTTAGAATATCTGATGGTAGTCTACCAGAAGTATATACATATTGGAAAAATGAAATTCTTGAAAAAATAGATGCTAACATTAGTATTATAAAAAAAGATGGTACTGAATATAACATAACTAATTATGTTTCATATCCAATTAATTTATCAGATGATTTAGGTGAAGTTATGTCAACTGCAACAATGACTATACCTTTGATTAAAAGTGATAGTATTACAGGATTAGACATGTCTGAAAAAATTAATCCTTTTACAAGAATAAAAATATCTATAGATAATAGAATATTTAGATATATCGTAATGGAAGATGTTATTAGAATAGTTAAAAAAGGAACATTAAAACTATACTCACATGAATTAACATTAATCGAACCAACTGAATATTTAAAACATAAAAATATTTCAGGTTTTACAGTTACACAACCTAAAATTAATGAAGTTTTTAAGGAATATAGTAATAGTAATCAAGATATAAGTTTAACATATTCATATTTAACTATACCATTTACAACATATTTATATGGAGATACAGCATATATAGAAGATCGAGTTTTAAAGAATTCTGGAAATTATAGAATACAATTTATATTCTCAACTAAATTAACTAATACTATTTTAGTTGATGAAAAAATAGAAGTGTCATTATATAAAAGTTCTAGTAGTACAGCTATATATACAGAAGAATTTGATATTGGTGGGTATTCAGATATAGATAAAAATAAAGAACATAGATTCTTTAAAGAAATTGAAACAACATTATCTAGTGAAGAAATATCTATAAAAATAAAAATTAAAGGAAGCGGAGATATATGGCCAGATACTTTAATTCTAACAGGTAATACTGGAATATCAGTACTTTCAATAGAAGCATTAGATGCAGTATATAGTGGATTATATCAAACATTAGATAAAACTATAGATAAAATTTTCAATTTAATTAAGATATATGATATAAATAATACTAATTTCACCCCTGAATTTTCATTGGGTGATGTAACACGAGCTAAAATATCAAATATTCAAACTCCTGAAATTGGATTTGATAAAGTATCTGCATTTGATATAATTAAAATAATGGCATCATATGTTAAAGCAATGCCTCGTTTGGGTGGAAACAATTATACTACTTTAGAATTTGATTATATAGATCCTGAAGATACAGAAATATTTGAGATAACAGATTATATAGATAAAGAAATACAAACTATGCTAGAAAACTATAATACTAGTTTAGAAATAAATGCTGATAATGTTATTGCTTCTAATGTAGATATAATTAAAGTTGAACCATATGAAGGTGGTTGGTTAAGTGTTCGTGGAAATACTGATGGACCAATTCAATTAACTGATGAAAATAGTGCGGTACAATTAACACAAAATATATATAGAATAACAAAATTTGAAATAAAAGGAATAGAAGTTACTACAAATAATAGAACTCTTCCAGCATCAACGGTATGGGATTTAACAGACTATATTAGAGAGAAAAAAGAATATGACGGGTTTGACCCTCAATTAGATAGAACTAATGCAGGTATACTAACACAAGGAAATTCATTCTATTATTCTCAAGGTGATAATAAGATATTAAATATAGGTTATACAAGTCCTACAGATCCTGCATTGTATACTACAACTGAAAGAGCATTATTTGAAGCGTTATATGATAAGGTGTTAAATGAATATCCAACAGATACAATATCTAATTATAACCAAAATGCAAGTAATCATGAAAAGTTTTATAATGTATTCTTCAGAATAAGTTATATACCTATGAGTTCTGTAAGAGCTTTACTTAAAAAATATAACTTCTCAGATTATGAATACGAAGTTGAAACATATATAAATGAATCAGCTAGATTAATCGATAGTTTTACAATTGGTGAATATACACGAGAAACTTTAAACAGAAGTGGTAATGATACAATCAATTATACTGGGATTATAAGAGATTTAGAACTGTTACCAGATATAGGATATAAAGATTTAGATGGAAATATAATATCATCGTATTCAATTAATGTTGTATCACCTGAAATTAAATTATATACTTTACAGCTACAAAATAATTTCTCAGGTGTAAATCCAATTATACAAATACCATCAGCATATAGACAATACCAAATTCCTGATGATGATGTAGTATTTAGACAAGATATATACTATGAAACTTTTATATTCAGTAAAGATGATATAGGAGATTATAGAACAATATATGGATATCCTACGATTAGAGAATACTTTTTAAAGCCATTTTTAGATCCATCTATAACAGTATATCCAACATTTATGAAACCAGTAGCTCAAGCTAGAATAGATATAAGGAATGAATATGCTATTCCTTCAGATAGCGGCTGAAACACAACTTTAGTAGATGATACATTTGAACTACCTGTGGATATAAGAGCTTTAGGAAATTCTGTTGTATTTAGAATAGAATTTAAAGATAATTATAGTGCAGGTTCAGTATTAAAACAAATAGATCCAGCAAAGTCGTATTCAGCATCAGCATTAGTTCAGAAAGAATCAAAATATGGAAATATTTTTGGTCAGTTTGATAGTGCTCGTATAAGACTATGGACTAAAGGAGATATAGATAACGATTGGGATGATACACAAGCATATCCTAAAGCAGATAAATTTCCAGATGGAGCTGAAATATCATCTATTGATATTAGAGTTAACAAAGATGCTCGTGAAAAATATGGATACACACAACAAATAGATTGCATATCTAATGACAATAGTATATTAAGAATTTATCCAGGTATATCAAAATATAATGGTTGGGTGTGTACAGATAAAAATATAATGACTGCCAAGTTAGTTGCTCTAAAAGGTAATTATTTTCCAGGTATAAATGCTAATTTTATAGATATAAACAAAATTGATGATATAACAACTACAGAGTGGTCTAGTACATCATTATATAATAGAACTAGATTAAATATAACATTAGAAATACCTGCTAATACAACATATAATGGCTACGCATTAATTAATGAAAAAACAAATGAACTTATATATGCTGTTAAAGAAA